TCAACCAGCCGTGACCGACCACCAGAAAATCTTTGACAGCCCGACGGAACTCTGGCTTCACCTTGTAATGCCGCCACCAGTAGTTGATGACCGCTTCCGTGATGATCGCCTTCGGCGCATCATCCGGCTTCGTCGCATTCACCGCAATCTTCGGATAGTTCACCGACACCGACGGAGCAATCACGTTCACCGTAGAGAACGCAATGTTGACCAGCAAACGATCCTCATCGGACGCAAACTCGTAATGACGGCCCCGATACAGATCAATCAGTCGACGCCACGTGGAGTCGTAACCTTCCTCACGACGCCACCGTTTCGACGTAGCAAGATGCTTGCGATACTTGCCGAGCCGATCGGCATTAGATGGGCGTGCCATCAGCGGCCCTCAGGCAGGTGAACCATGAACGACTGGGCTGTGCGCCCCATCAGGTTCCACACGGCAATCAGACCGGCGATAGCGGCCGCCTTGAAGAACGACACATCGAACACTGCGGCCGTCAACGGTGCGGCGGTAGCACCCGCGACAAACGTCGCGACTGCACGCCTGAAAGCGTCACGGTAATCCATCATCATCTCCCTTTGTCCAGATGCCATTCGATGTGGTCATCCACCCGTTCGCTGACGTGATCCACCTTGCGGTCGATCGACTGCAACAAGTCGCTGTTCCGGGCATGATCCCGGTTGTTCTCACGTCTGGTGCGTTCAATGAGAGCCACCAGCACTCCAGATGGGGCCAGCAAAGCAACAGCGATCTGGACCCACGACGGCATCTCACACCCACCGGTTTCCGACGTACTCAATTTCCCGGCCGTCACGCTTCGCAGAATCGATGATCTCCCGCTCCTGCTCCTTGATCGTGGACTGGCCCCACATCTCACGGCCCTGCTGGAACCCGAAACTGATTCCCGACGCATGGCATCGGAAACAAATCGAACGTGGCGTCTCAGGATCGACCCGGAACTGTTTCCCGCAGTCGGCACAAATCTCACTGCCCATACACACATAGGGCAGATCGTTACCTAAAGGTTTCCGGCCGAAACCGGCCGAATCACATCCGTTTCCGGAAGTTGTGGGCACCAATCGGCACCCGTTCAAACGCCGACCCCTCATCCACCACGAACCGTTCAAACCAGCCAAGGCTGTACTTCGGCAACGGCTGTTCACCCCGATACTCCGGCAACCACACGTACTTCAACATCTGGTTCGCAATCGCCAACGACATCACACGGTCATCATGCGGAGACCCGTGCGTCCGACCATTCTGATCCCGCACAAACGTCCGCAACTCTGCAATCGTCCGATCACACGGAATCCCAACAGCCGCATCACGCAACGCCGCAGACAACTCGTCCAACGCCAACGGCTTCGACGCCGACGTGGTCCGCCAACCCAACTGCTCCGTCGCCTCCGGATTCCTCTGCTGAAGCCTGCGAGTCCGATACAGATTCCGATACCCGTACCGCTGAGCCGCCTTCAACGTCGTCAAACCGTGGTTGTTGTTCTCCACACCCAACAACGCAGTGTTGAACCACCAGCCAATCTCAGACAACAAATGCCCATACAAGTCAGGTTCCACATGCCCGTGCCAGTGCGCCACCAGCGCACCATCACGGGCATTCAACACATGACACGACGAATAGTCGCCATGCGACAACCCCTCAGCAACGTCAGCACCAATCACATACACGCCATCAGGAGATGGCTGGGACCACACAGCGAACTCGCCGTCCTGAGTCGGCCGATACTCCATGTGTTTCGGAGACAACACATGCACAAAGCCACGTGTCGGCTCCACCGTCGCAAAGCCGTCCAACACGTCGACATCGAACACAGGGTTGCCGGACTTGATGAACGCTTCATCTGGGGACCGCGGATACTCCTGATGTAACTGCCATCCCGGCATCGACCGCTGTTTCGCCTCATACCAGTCGTCATCGCGGTCACCGGCAGACCACGGGAAGAACAACCCTGAGAACAGGTTCGTGCCGGTCTGGGAACCAGTCCACAGATGATGGAAGAAGTTGCCGGACCCGTTCGCCGTGCTGAGACAGATCACACGGCCGCCTACGTCTGCGACCGGCTCAATGGACGCCCACGCCTCTTCGGGGTTCGGCAAGAACGCCATCTCGTCCACGATCACCAGATACACCGATTCGCCACGGGCAGGGTCGTTGCCAGACGGCAACGACTCAATCGCTGACTCGTTCTCAAACAACAACTTCAACTGGTTATCAACCACCAGCGACGGGCCACGTTCCTTCAGCCACTGAGGCATGAACTTGTACCCGTACTTCGACTTCGACAGCAGTTTCGCCGCCTCACGTTCCGTACGGGACAACATGACCACGAACCGGTCAGGGAAGAAGAACGTCAACCAGAACGCATACGCCGCCGCAAGTGTGGAGAACCCGATCTGACGGGCCTTCAGAACAACCGAGTACCGGTTCCCCAGCCAGTGTTCGATCGTCTGTAACTGTGCGTCTCGCAACTCAAACAGGATCCGCCCATCCTGTGGATGTTTGATGTGCCAGTAGTGCTCACAGAAGTAAGCGAACGCTTCCGCAAGTTGTTCGTTGGTGGCGTTTGCTGGACCACGGCAACGCCGCCACTCCCGCTCATCTAACAGTGATTCAAGATCCATAGATCAGTCGCGGGGCACCTGTACCGCATAGTTCACACGTCGACGGAATCCCGGTCCATGTACCGGCCGCATGACCACCGCCATCGACAGGGTTTCGCCAGCGTTGCTCCACAACGCCACGTCACGGGAACCGTTGCCAGAACCAGTGGCGGTCTTGAACGTGGTCGTAAACGCCTCTATAGACGACGAACCAACACCCGCACCGCCAGCAGTACGCAACGCCGCCTTAGCAGACACAATGCTGTGTGTACCCAAACCAGACCCGCTGGCAGTCTCCACAGCAGTACGCAACTTGGTAGCCGTCTGCGTGCCGGTACCGGACCCTGTGGCTGTCTCAATGGCAGTCCGTAGTCCGGTTGCTGAGTCCCCGGCGGTGGCACCTCCGGTGCCGGTTGCGGTACGGGGAACAGTGACAACACCTGTGCTGGTGGAGGTTCCGTTGCCAGCGCCGCTGGCGGTACGGAACCGCACCTTGAAACTAACGGTGGAACTGGACCCTAGACCTGAACCGGATGCGGTTTGTTGGACAACGACAGCACCCTGATATGAGGCGGATGTTGACCGGTAAACAATGTTCGGGTCCGTATAGGCGTTCTGGATTGGGCCAGTGCCGTCAAACGTGACGTTGGGTGTGTCGTACCCGTAGGTGTCGTCATAAATCAACGACATGATCAATCACCTAGGTCGATCTGTACCCAACTGGTGGTGTCCTCATCCCAAACATAAGGCTGACCGTCATTTGGTTTAGAAACCGGTGCATCCCACAAACAAGTGTCATCGTTCAACACCCATGACGGGTATGGCCGGGGCGGGATGAAAGCATCACGTTCCTCATCGTAGATGTAACCGATCCCGGCGTAGTTCTTGCGAATGTTGCCGTTATATGAGGTGCGGACACAACGCTGATTGCGGAACTCACCATAATACGTTTCCCAGTCGGAAATGCCGTCTACGGTTTCGTATTCGTGCCGTCCGACAATTACTTCGGTAACGATGTTGTTGTCGTCTAGAAATGCGTAGTGAGCCATATCAGTTCCAACTCACGTTGTCTGAACCGGCGGTGATGGTGGTCACTTTGTCGGTGCCGTCCGTCGCTGTGGAACCGGTCAGTCCGGCACCGAGCGTGATCGTGTAGACGGCGGGATAGCGAAGAATGACAATACCCGATCCGCCAGAACGGGTAGGCCCAGCATAGGAGCCACCGCCGCCGCCTCCGGTGTTAGCGGCACCGTTAGAACTTGCGCCGCCCAAATAACGTTCGCCGTTCCCGCCACCACCAACACCTCCGGTTCCAGCGGAGGAATATCCGCATCCGCCACCACCACCAGCACGGGCGACTGACGAGCCGGTAATTGACGAATACAAGCCGTCGCCGCCGTCGGCGCCGCTATTG